CAAGATCCCTGACCAAAGATTGTATATTTCTTTGGCTGTATTCTGGTTCTGCTCTAGTTAATGATTCTACAATTTTAGCCATCGTAAGGTCCCAATCCAAAGTTGGAATTAGTAAAAGCGTTTGTATTTACTATACCTTGATTTGTTGTTAGATCATTTTCTAAATAATCAGGCATATTTGAAAAAGGTCCTTTTGTTACGCTTTGTGTAATTCTATTATCTAATGGATTATTAATGTTGGTAATTTGATTATTAATATTATTAGGATCATTAAGTGTAAAACTTGTTTCTGAAATTTTTTCTTCTTCATCGATATCATCTGGATCTTGTCCAAATAAACCTAAACGATTATACGCACTCATGTCTGCATAAGGATCTTTACGACCAAAAATTCCTTTGCCTTTATCAATAGCGTTTCCAATATAACTACCTACAAAAGGTATGCCTGTTAATAAACTTGCAAGACCACCAAAAAATCTTCCTCCGTATCCTGGTTGAAGCGAACCATCAGGTCTAGTATTTGTATATCCAAATCTATTTGCACCACCAAAGAAAGGACTTCTACCTGTGTATTTTTGTAAAGGTCCATATGTTCTGTCAACTATATTTTCTCGTGCATTGTAACCAAGATCTCTAGCCTGAATATTTTCTGCGTTTTGTAATATAGCTGTTTCTTTTGCTACTCTAGCACTAAAATCTGCCGGAGATTCACCTCCTCCTTTACCAGAAAAACCTGCACCTTCATTAGCTCCTCCACCTGCAGACGTATCTCCACCACTAGCTCCTGCTCCACCAACATCTCCAAAACTATCTAATGACATAATTCCTGATGGACCCATGTTAGGACCGCGTTCTAATCCACCGTGAATATTTTTTTTAAGTATTAAATCTTTTTCTGCTTTTGTTATGTAAGCTAATTCTGTTTCTGGTTTATCCGGAGCTGATTGCCATTTTCTAGGTGCAACTACTTGTGGTTGTTTACCTAAATAATTATCAACACCTCCTTGCACTATTGGTTTCTTTGCCATTACCTTCTACCTCCTGGTGCAATATCTAATCTAAATGTGCCAAGTTTCCAATCTTCATTTGTTGTAGTGTTAGCAACTTTAATAGCAATAGATCTAGCTCTAAGTCGTGTGTCTTTTTTAGTTGTAGTAGAACTTATGTCAAAGTTTGTTGTAGTTGCAGAACTATTTGGATAGTTTCTTGTTACAAAACTAACCCTAGTATTACCTGTCTGTGAAATAAAATCTGGTATAAATCTTTGTATTCTCATAATAAACTCACCGTCTCCTCTAAGGTCTGGCATACCTACAGTTTGTCCAGTAGTGTTTCTTCTTTGTGTAATATCAAAATCACCAGAAGTAATACTAGCAATAACAGCAGTAATAACACCACCAGCATCTACTTGATCGGTCCCTGTTTCCTGTTGATAGTATACAGTACATCCGTCTGTATTACCAGTAACATCGTAAGAGCTGTTGCTGCTAGGATCATAGTAGGTAGCATGAGGTCGTTCGAATACAGCAGAGTCTTGCCATGCTGCTCTAGGTAAAGTGCCTGTTGTCCATATAGGTCTTTTGGTTGTTGAGTCTAGATAATTGTATGTAACTACCCTGTTAATTTGATTAGAGTTTGTTGTGCAATAAAACCAGCTTATTTCTCCAAATAGATTATTTAGTCCTGCATTAATAAGATCTCTTGATGTAGTATTTATATCATCATAAACAGCGTCTTCAACTAAACAAGGCATTGATTTTAATTGACCATCATATGTAAAGAATCCATTTTCTGACATCCAATATGCAGAACCATCAACTTCCACACAGGCATTTTTACCAAGTAATCCACAGTTAGTACCAACCTGTTCAAAAGAGAAAGTAAACGGTTGACCTACAAACTTCATAAGAAATAATGCAGTATCGGTCCATACATAAATAGCATCCCTACCTTTGATAGCTCCCATAATTCTTGAACCATCAGCAAGTCTTTGAGTACCTGCGGTATTGTCAGCTCTGACTGTGTATGAATTTGTTTGATCAATACTTTCTTGAGAAGAGAATCTAATAAACATATCGTCTTGAGTGCTAGCACTTCCTACAGTTGTTTCTGTACCAAAAAATACTAAGTGTCTGTCGGGTGTAGATACTAATACATGTCTTGATGCAGTTGGTGCATTTGGTAAAAGAGTGGCTCTTGTGCTAGTAGACCCGGCTGCTGCTGCATCCCATTCAAAACAAGCGCCATTATATATAAGCGCAATTAATTTTGTACCATAGTTATCTAATATCCATAGTCCTGGGTCAATCGTAAAGTCAGAAGAAGATGCTTCACCCCAACCTACAAAGTCAGATATGTTTGTTACTGTATCTCCTCCACTATGTGATGCTTTTGTTGTACCATTAACTTCTCTTGCACCACCACTTAAAATATTAGTTGTGGTGTTATTAGCTGTAAAACTTATATCTTCTGATCCAATTCTAATTTCTCCAGTAGAAGGAAAAGCAGCAGAGCTGGTTAAAGGAATATCAGTTACAGCGTCATTAATACCAGAAGCTAGTGTTGTAGTCTCTGGTCCTAATGCAGTTCCTGACCAAAGACCTGTACCCCAACCAAAGCCACCTAATTGTTGTGAGGGTCCTACGTCATAATAACATAAGACAGAAGCCGACCCTGCAGTTGATAACGGAGTTCCAGTTTCTTGAGTATCCATAGTAATCGTAAATGTTGTAGATGTGGGCACAGAAGTAACCATAAACTTTTCATCTTCAAAAGTTGCATTGGTAAAAGTAGAACCAGATAAACCTGTTACACTATCAAATAAAACAATACCATCTTCTAATAATCCATGAGCCCCGGTGCATGTTACCGTAACTGTGGTTGATGAAGATGTGCTGGTAAAATTAGCTCCTGTTAAAGTAGTTCTAATGGGGTGTATATCATAGTATGTACCACCAGAATATACGTATAAAATTTTATTTGTTCCAATAGCAGCGTATTTAACACCTGCGTTATCATCCCAATGATGAAGAGCTCTAGCGGCACCAGTTAATTTACTGACCCCTAATTGTTCCCAACCACCTATTTTTTCTGGAGTGCCGTATCTAAATCTAACATTGTCACCATCAAACCATTGGCCCTCGGCCCCGGTCTCTGTGACTTGTTTATTAAATCCCGGTGCAAATCCTAATTTTTGTAGCATATAAAAAACCTGTTTTAAAGGTTTTTATAGCAGATTATTGTAGATTTCAAACGATTAAGTAGTCTCTAAAGACAAGGTTATATTAATTACAACGGTCATCCTAGGCACTTTGGTGGGTTTTATCTTGGGTACCTCATGTTTTAGTTCAGCAGGAAATATTATAAAATCATCTTCTACAGCTTCATAGGACCAGTTTTGAAATAAAAAAGAATTTTTAAAATCTGATTTACTAACACAAGATGTAATATCTGGTTTTAAATACTGTGCAACTTGAGCATATGGATGTGGATTATGAAACAAAGTTTGAGAATGGTCTTTAGTAAATTGAATATAGTGAACAGAACTAAAATTACAATTAGGTATATGATCATGTATTTCCATGGCTTGATCTTTCATTCCAGCAGTATAATTTACTAAATCATATGTGTAACTTATATTTTTAGTAAAACCTAAATTACTTAAATATTCTCTAATTGATTTGTCATACAAAGGAAAAATATCTTTAAAGTTTATTTCCATAAACTGTTTGTTATCTTCATCATTGTACATCATGTGTAAATTAGTTCTTTTAATACTAGGATTACTCCACTTGTTTCTATAGGGATCAATATGATAATTTGTGTATATATTTTTTATTAAATTTTTTTTATCATAACTATGCGGATTAATTTTATATTTACCTATCGGATATCCAAATAAATAATTAATCATCGGGACGATCTTTTCTATAGTGTGACGGCAGTCCTAACATATCCCGACCGTCATATTTATGTGGTTTAAATAGTTTAGAGTTTAAATCATTGTAGTGAAAAAATACTTGCCCACATAGTTTACCTTTAAATGGCTCTCTCCAATGTTCTAATTTAGAACCATCATAAACCAACATATCACCAGGATTTAAAGTGTAAGAAACTCCTGGTTGATTTTCTTTACCAGATCCATCAATAAATATTGGCCAAGGATCTCCTCCTAAATTTAACGTAGCAGATACCTCACAACTTTCTCTATCCACGTGACGTTTAAGTTCATTTCCAGTTTGATAAAGTCTTGAGTATGAATATGTTTCTATTAACTTTAATCCAGTAAATTGTTCTACTATCGGTTTTACTTTTTGTAGTACTAAATCCATTAGTATGTCACCATAAGTACCAAAAGCGTTATCTATTTGATCATCACCAAAAAATCCAAAAGTTTGATCTAAAGGTGGAAAGTATTTATCTTTTATTAAATACGATGTTACATCTCTTTTAAAGAGCATATATTCGTAACAAAGAGTAGCTACTTCTTTAGGTAAAGTTCCTTTAATTATAATGTATGGTTCTTTCTTCATGTAAATGTGTATACTATCACCTTTCTTTGTTTTCCGCAATCAGGATATTCATTAGCATGATATTGTAATCCATCAAAGTAAATAAATGTTTTTTCTTCTGGTAGAATAGTTTGATATTTTAAAAATTTTATAGCAGAGGCAGGTAAAGCTGCTTGTTTATTTTTTTCGTATTTTTCATCACAAACATATGTTGGTGCATGATCTAAAGTATTTAAATATACTATGCAAGTTTTGTGTGGAAAATCATGATCAATATGAAAATCACAACTTTTAACAGGTTGATTGTATGTAAAATTTACACAACATCTTATAATTTTATTTACCGGTATAACTAATTGTTTGGTTAAATCATCTAAAAGTTTTTTACAATCATCGTATAAAGAAGAATTTACACGTCCATCACGAGTCACTACCTCGTGATAAAAAAAATTTATTTCAGGAGAATAATCTGTTGGTGTATCTCCTTCATACCATGGAAAATTATTACTATTTATTTTATTTTTTATTACCGAATATACAGGAGAATCAATTTTTAATTTTTTAATTTTCATGTATATTTTTTAATGTTTGAAATAGTGTTGGTTGTTTCAACGCAACTTCTTGCCATTCTTGTTTTTTTCTTTGCAAATGTTCATAAGAATTTTTACAAAGATCGTTAAATTGTTTTTGAGTCATTTTAGTTTCAGATAATACAGATGCTATATCTGTTGGAAAATAATTTAAACCAGTAGCAACACAATGCACTCCTGTGTTATGAGAAAAATGATAGTCTCTAATTTTATTATAAGCAGCTAAAACAAAACCATTTATAAACTGTGGTTTTTGATCTATTAAATCTTGACAGTAAACTCTTTCAGAAACTGCTTTCCAATATGGTGTATCTTCTCTGTGAGAAAAAGCATAATGCATAGATACAAATTCCGCAAACTCTCTAAACATACTTTTACATCCAGCGTTAAACACATCTTTGTCCCATTGAGATGTGTGTCCTCTTTTTAATGTTCTAACTAATTTTATTAAAAATTCATGAACAGTAAATAAACCATTACTTTCTAAAGGCTCAATAAATCCTGCCGATAATCCAATTGCACAAACATTTTTAACCCAAAGTCTTTTGTGTAATCCTACTCTCATTTTTATATTTCTAAACTCTAATTCTGAAGTTCCTATATGCCCTTGAAATTGTTTTAATGCATCTTCATCAGATATAAATTTATTAGAGTATACATATCCAGTTCCCATTCTAGACCATAAAGGTATGTTCCAAATCCAACCATTCTCAACTGCTTTACAATCTGTATATGGATTTATTTGTTTTTCTTTATCTGTATATGGTTGTCTTGTAGCCCATGCAGAGTTATTTGGTAATATATTTTCATAGCTATCAAAAGGTTCCTTAAGTTGTTTTGCTAATAATAAAGATTTAAAACCTGTGCAATCTATAAAAAGATCTGCTTTGTGTTTATTATTTAAACTTTCAATACCCTCATAATTTAATTTTATATCATTGATATCTTCTGAAATATATTTGACACCTCTTGGAATACAATAATTATTTTTCAACCATAAACCAAACTTTGTTGCATCAAAATGATAGGCTACATCTCTTTGAAAATTAAAACCTTCTAATGAGTTATCTTGATTTTTAAATAATCTTTTATTGTTAACTAAACTCATGCCAGGAAATAAAGAGTCTGCATAATCTGTAATAGGTAATTTTTTATAAAAACTAGCTAGATACCAATCGTTTAATAAATGATTATTACCTTCTAAATTTGGAACACCAAAAGGGTAATGAAAATAACCATAATCTTTTTTATAAAAATCTTCAAAACGAATACTTAATTTATAACTTGCATCGCAATCTTTCATAAAACTTTCATCGATATCTAATAGATGCATCCATCCTTTTATATGACCTAACGTGCTTTCACCGACACCTACTGTTGGAGTTGTTGGTGATTCTATTAATGTAATATTTTTATCTGGAAACTGATGTATTAAAGTTGCTGCTGTCATCCATCCAGCAGAACCTCCTCCGACTATTGTTATATTTTTTATTTCCATATCGCATTAAAAGATATTACAATCTTTTCATCTGTTTCTTGTGATTCTGTACTATGTAAAGTGTTACTTTTAAATAAAAGTAAACGTCCTGTTTTACATTCAAATTTACAATAATCATAATGTAATTTATTTTCTATTTCTGTGCTTGGAAAAAGATCATTAAATAATTCTTTATTATGAAATGTAATTTCATTACCATCACCTTTTACATAAAAAGCTCCACTAATTAAACTGCCTTTGTGTATATGAGGAAACAAAGAATCTCCTGGTTTTGAAACGTTATGCCACATATTTAATATTTCTATTTTATTGAATTTAACAAACCCTAATTGTTTTGCAAAAAATTTAATATTAGAAATTAAAAATTCTTTAAAATCATTAAAAAAAGAATCATTAATTAAATTATATTCAGTCCAAGAAGAATCTACATTCATGTAATTATTTCTTTCAGTTTTTAAATTATTTTGTTTTAAATGCTTTTCATACTCATTAAGTTTATTTTTATCGTAACCATCTTTGATTAATATCGGTGTTGGAAATGCGGTTACTATCTCCATGGATTACCTTGTGCCCAACAAACTAATGAATATCTTGTGCCATCTACAACGGGTTTAACTCTGTGATAAACAAAACCAGGAAATACAACTATGGATCCTTTAGGTTTTATTTCTTTACATACAATAGGAGAGGACCCGTCTCTAAAATCAAATTCTAATTCTCCTCCAATATAATCTTTAGGATCACTGATATTAATTACAGCAGATATTTTTCTAACTTTACCACGATCATTAGCTCTTTTACCCATATCGCAATGCCAATCATAATATTGACCTGGTTTATAAATAGTAAATTGAACAGCTTCTGTTTGATCCCATTGGTAATTCCAATTAGCCCCTGCGTTTGCATCATGTAGATAAGAGTGTATTTGTCTATAAATCCATTTATCTTTTAACCATACTAAATTAGATTGACGTATGTAATTTGATATATTTTTGTTTTCATCTGATGTTATAGCTTTTTCTTCTTTTTGAGAAAGAGCATAGTCAATTACTGTATTACAAAATCTATCTCCTAACGCTCCAGGATAATAATAATAATAATTTTCTAATAACATTTAAACACCTAATTCTAACCAACCAGTTAAAATATATTTGTCTCGATCTAACGGTGGATTCCCTCTATGACAATGTGTAAATCCTGCAGGCCAAATAACCATGGTACCTTCTACTGCTGGCACTCTTTTTTTAACGTATAAAAATTCAGTTTCTCCACCTTCTTGAATAGTATTTAAGAAAACAGTAAATGCAACTATTCTGTCTCTACATACTTTATCTCCATGTTCACAGTGCCAAACATGATAACCCTCTCCCGGTGATGTTTTTTGAATTTTAAAATCATAAATAGCATGTTTACCATAATCATTTAATATAGAATATTTTTGCATATAACGTTTGTAGTTTTGCATTAACTTTTGAAGTATAGGATTAATAATATATCTAGCGTCTACTTCTTTTATATCTGGTCCATCGTGTTGAAGTTTTAAAACTCCAACTGCTTTATCTTTCTTTATGTGAGACTCTTCTGTTCTACTCCAAGCAATACCTAACTCATCTAATTTATTAAAGTAATCAATATACTTTTTACATTCATCAGATGTAAAAGTTTCTGGAAACGTGCCGATAAAATCCTCTATAATCATTCTAGAGGAACTATATCACAAATTTAATTAATTCCAATTATTATTTTTTCTTTGAGTTAAAACGTCCATAATAGACCAAACACCTGAAGTATTTGCTACGCCTGATACTGCTTTTTCTTTAACAACAACTCTACCACTTCCACCGTTTCCACCAGCTGGAAATCTTACCATAGATGAGTGACCGCCGGTTGCACCGCCTCCGCCTCCGCCTGTATTTGCAGATGCGCTTGATGCGTCAGATCCACCATTTCCTGAAGATCCTCCAGCTCCTCCGCCAGATCCTCCGCCACCTGCTGATCCAATTCCAGTTCCACCGCCGCCACCGCCTGCGTATGTAGTGGGTGATGGTGAAGCTGTTGGTGAACCTGTTGTTGTAGATTTTCCAGCTCCTCCAGATCCTCCTGTAGAACCTGATGAATTTCCACCAACTGCGCCGGCTCCACCGCCGCCGCCTCTAGCTCCTGGATTATTTCCTGGTGATCCTGTTCCTCCAGCATAACCTTCTACTGGATTGTATCCTCCAGCATTTCCAGCAGCACCGGGATCATTAGTACCCGATCCTCCTCCAGATCCACCAGGTTGTCCTGTGTTTCCTCCACCTGTAGATGAAATAGGGGATGATGATGTTGCAAAAGTTGAATTACCTGCAGTTGTTGCAGGGGGGAATGGTGAGGGTGATCCTCCACTTCCATTTCCTCCACCTCCTACGGTTACTGTAAGACTTGAATCGGCACACGGATGATCAGCAATTTCTCTAACTCCTGCTCCACCTGCTCCTGCTGAAAAGTGAGAAGTTCCTGCTCCACCACCAGCAACTAACAAAACATCGACTTGATTAGTATAAGTTTGTTTTGTAAAAATTCCTGTAGAATTAAAAGTAGTAATTTGTTCTGATTGTGTAAAAGCTGCTGGTGTTATTACTGGTCCTATTATTCCGCCGTTTGACATATTATTCTCCTAAATTGCATCCCATGAATTAGTATCATTGTTCCAAAGATACTCTGAAGCATCATTTAAATCAATACCTTTCCATTTATTGTTTGACTCATCCCATACACAGGTTTTTCCTGAAACGTCTGTTGGTCTTGAAACAGGTGATTCCCACTCACCATTTTCATCTCTAGTCCAACCAGGATGAGGTTGATCATGATAAAACATATCTAACGTTGGATCGTAATTCCAAAGTCCACCGCCGCCAGGATAGTATTTTCTAAAAGATCTGTTATATGAACATTGTTTCCAAGAAACACCTGCATTACTTGTAGGTGATTCTTCAGCAGATGTAAGTCCTGCTAAATTTGCTACAAAAGTTTCTGCACCTGTAGATTGATCTCCACCGTTTGCATCAACGTCATCATTATCTATGACGATAACTTGTAAAACTTTATTATTAGAATCTAATTCAGCAAAGTGTGCCACTATCTATGACCCTCCTTAACTTAATTCCTCATAATTGATAGTAATAGTAGCGTCAGAATTTGCTCCTGCGCCTGCTTCTATATTATCTCCTTCTTCAAGGTAGAGAGCAGTATTCTTATCAACTACGACTAATGTTGCATCAGCTGGTACAGAAATTGTACTTGCGATCATAATAGGTGATCCACCTGATTTTGTAATTGCTACAGAAATATCAACAGCACTTGAACCGTCAATATTTGCTATAATAATATTGTTTACTTTAAAAACTTTTCCTGAAGATCCTGCGTTTGCAAGAATTTCTGTTGTTAGAGTTGTATTCAAAGTCGCTTGAACTGACTTTGCTGTTATCGTTGAAACATTTACTAGATTTGGTGCTGCCATAATTTATTCTCCTGTGCTCCTTTTAACCGAAAACTAAAGCCATTGCAATAGCTTTTCCTGTTGTTGCTAATCCGCTACCATTTGCTTGAACCTGACCAGTGCCTTTTGGTACTAAATTAATGCTTATATTAGTATCATCTCCAGACGCCGTAAATGCTGGTGCATTTCCTGAAGCTGCGTTAGCGTATGTAAGTTCATTAACTGCTGAACCTGTTGCCGTTAATTTAAATAATTCTGCTCCATTAGTATCTAAAATAGATGTTCCTATTTTAGGACTAGTTAATGTTTTGTTAGTTAAAGTCTGTGTTCCTGTTAAAGTTACATCTCCAGCAGGTAATGTATCTATATCTGGGTTTGTTCCATCATTTGCAGTTGCAAATATAAGAGCGTCACCTTTATCAGTAGCTCCAAAAGTAAAGCTGTCTCCTGAACCAGTTATATATTTAAACTGAACAGTATAAGCCCCTGAAGTTGAATTTCTTAAAAAATAAAAAGTTTGAACATCTAAAGGTATTGTTACGATTTGATTTCCTGTGATTGTACCTGTAAACTCTATCATTCTGTGAGCAAGAGCTGCCCCTGTTCCACCATCTGTTACAGATAAATCTGTAGTTTGTGCACCACCAGCTATTGATTGTGTTGTAAATCCACCCGTAATCTGTTCAAAAATTTGTAAATTTGTATTAGTTTTTGTTCCCCATGTACCGGCGTTTTCACCAGTTGCCATTAGTTCTACACCAAGAGGTGTGTATGTTGAAGCCATAATTTTGTTCTCCTATGCTGCGTGTGTTACGTCTGTATACGATGTTTCGTGTGTAACGTCAACAGCATTATAACTTGTATTTCCAGTAATATCAACATCTCCATATCCTAATGGAGCAACATTTCCTACACTAGAAACTGCCTCTACTCCAGTTAATCCCATAACGTCTGCCGGTGAAATTGCACCTACAGAAACCGTTGCAGAAACTCCTGTTAAAGGAACTCCTATTCCAACTACAATAGATCCTACAGAAGAAGTGGCTCCTACACCAGTTAATGTAAATACTTGTGCGTCACTTGTTGTAAGTTCACCTACAGAAGAAGTTGCTTCAACCCCAGTTAAATCAACACCTATTCCCACAGTTATAGAACCAACTGCAGTTGTTCCAACTAAAGTTGTTAAACCTTGAGTATGATCTGCGCCATTATTTATATCTAATTGACCTTCAGAAACAGTTGCTGCTTGACCTGCTAGTGTAATTGTCGGAGATAAAATAAACGTAAATTCTCCAACAGAACTTGTTGCTTCTTGACCAGTTAATCCAACTACGTCTGCAGGAGTTATCGCTCCTACACTAGAAGTCATTGCACTAGGAGCAGTTAAATTAACTACTGCTGACTCAACAGTACCCCAACCATTTTCACCCCAGTCTAACGTACCCCAACCAGGTTTTTGTTCTACTGTAATTGATCCTATTGCTGATGTTGCTGATAATCCTGTTAAAGGAACTAACTCATCATTAGCTTGTCCCCATGAACCACCGCTACTCCAAGCATCAGCACCCCATCCTTGAGTAATTGCGTTGGTTGTACCCCAACGATTTGTACCCCAGGTAGTACCGGATTCGTTCCAAGTATTAGCCATAAGGATTTACTCCTTATGCTATACGAACTATAGCTGTTGAAGCTGCTGCTGCGGGAAATTGAATTGTAAAAGTTCCGCTGGATACAGTTTTATCTCCACCGAACGCTACTACACAAACTGCTTTGTCTGATTGATCGTCGTTATATATTAAACATCCGTTTGCTGTAAATGAAGCAGAAGTAAAACTAATATCTGCAAAATCACAAACTGCTGTTGAACCATCCAAAACAGGAGTAACACTTGTAAGTGCTTTTCCACCAGCTGTGTAAGCTGAACCAGATGTATTTGAAATTTCATTTGATGTGCTATAAGCTGTTGTACCTGCACCTAAAGATGCTGAACTTGTGTACATTGCTAGTTTAAAACTATCTCCAGATGATGCAGTAAAGTTGTGAGTTCCAACTAAAATTTCTTGTTTAAAGCTGTTACAAATCGCTGATGATATTGCCATAATTTTTTACTCCTTGTTACGGAGACGGAGATTTAACTTGTATTCTAACAGTGCCGTCAGTGTAATCGTCTCTTCTTCGTCTTCCAAGCTGCATTCCTGCAAACTGTTGTATTGCATTTTTATATCTATTTTCATAGTATGTCAACATATCAACTGGACCTTTTAAAAATCCATAAGCCTCTACTAGACATGCATATAATAGACCCTGTGGGAAATATGTGCTTAGATATGTATTGTTATTAAAACCGGTACCAGATCCAAGTCCATTTGGCATTTTGTTATAGTATATTCTAAATTTGTAATTAGCATCAGGTGTAGGAGCTAGATACATTCCTCCTGATGAAGTATCTGTAGTATTATCCGCACCACCAAACATTGCATAATATTTAGGAAAACCTGTTACATCTTGAGCTGTACGGTCTCCTTCTGGTCCTGTTAATCTATCTACGTATTCTGATAAATATGTTTGATCTTTTTTCTCTAACCACGTTCCATTACCTTGTGTGTTAGCAGTAGAGTTAAATACTTCAACACCTCTTATAAATAAAGCTCCAGCTGGTGAATTAATTGTATTATCATCAGCGGCTAATGTACCTTCTTGAACAAATCTTTGAGAGTCCATAGGAAGTTCTTGATAAATCCTAAATTCAGCTGCCATTATAAATTCATCGATGATTGCTTGTGTAAAAACACTATCATCTACTTCAGTATAACTTCTTATCGCTGCAGTTAATGTGCTGTAATCGTATTTTTTAACTCCTGACATAA